ATGGCTATTCACGATATAACCAAACGTCGTGAAGATTTGGAATTAATTACTAATTATGATTTAGTAGCTTCAGCACATGCTTTATTAGAAGGTATTGATTTAGATGTTGCAAGTTCTAAAACTGCTAATCAATATGTAGAAGCTACACAATTTTTCTCTCCTTCTGATGATGGATTGAATTGCCAGCAATGGCATGGAAGTGTTTATTTATTTCCACCAAGAGGTGCTTACTTTTGGGATAAAAAAAATGACAAATGGAAGATGACAAGAGCTTCTTCTCCTACTTTGACTTCTTCACATGCCGTTTGGTTTAGAAAACTATATAACTCATGGCTATCAAATGATATAAAACAAGGTTTATATTTTACAAATTGTCCAGATATGATTCGATATGAACAAAAAATATTTGATTTTCCTATTTGTATATTAAAAACTGCTCCATTACTATTGAAAAATACAAGTACTGGTGTTAGTAAACATCAGACTTGCACTTCCTTTTTAGTGTATTTACCACCTATAAATAATCCCACAATAATGACCGAAAGATTTATTGAAATATATTCTGAAAAAGGTCGCATTTTATGTTGATGTTCTTATACTAAAAAAACTGACTAGAACATTATGAGCATTCTTTGTGATTGGGAAATCAAAGCTTTATCTTTAGGAGATCAGTTAATTGAACCTTTTGTAGATCATGTTGTTAGAGAAGAAAATGGGCGTAAAATTCTTAGTTATGGACTAGGTTCTTATGGATATGATATACGTTTATCTCCAAAACAATGCTTACTCTTTGGTGGAACATCAGCAGGTATTTGTGATCCAAAAAGTTTTGATAGATCAATACTAAAAGAAACTGAATTAAAAGAAGATGAAAAAGGAGAATACTTTCTTTTACCTCCTTATGGATATTGTCTATGTGTAGCTCATGAACGTTTAGTTCTTCCAGAAGACGTTACTGTTTTACCTGCAGGTAAATCAAGTTATGCACGTACAGGAATTCATTGCAATATCACACCAGCAGAAGGAGGTTGGGAAGGCTATTTAACTTTACAAATTAGTAATTCAACAGGATTATTTAACCGTATTTATGCAAATGAAGGAATAACCCAATTATTATTTTTCCGTGGTAAATCTTGTATGGTTAGCTATAAAGATCGTAAAGGTAAATATCAGAATCAACCAAAAGAAGTTGTGTGTGCAACTGTTTAAAAACCGTAAAAGCGACCAAATCCAGGTTTAGGTTTATGAGCGTATTCAGTTGAACCAGCACCTGGAGGACCAAAATTTCTTCCTCTTAAACTTGGAAGTTCTACTCCTCCCATAGAAGCTTTACCTACTGGAGTTTTTCCTCTAATTGAAGGTTCTGATATTCCTGAACTTTGTTTATATTTACCAGCTGCTCTTGCTGCTTTCATAAATTTAGAAACACGTTTTTGTTTATTATTTACTTCTAAATCATTACGTAAGTCTGGATCAACTCTACGTAAATCTGTGTCATAAATTCTCTCAGGATTTAAATCAGATACTTCACTTCCAGAAGTAGCTGAATCCTTTTGAGGATCGTAGGTAGAACTATACAAACTTGCCATGATAATATTGTAAAAGGAATACATCAAGACTTAGATATTCTCATGGCTGGCTACTCTTCACAAAGTAAGTTCTTAGGTGACTTTGTTAAAGACGAATTAGATTGTGCATATGTAGATGCAGAAGATTTTGGATGTCATATAGGTAATGAAAATAATGACGTTCCTTTGTATGATCAATATAACCGTGGTTTAACTGCATGCGAGACAGGGATGGACAGAAGGAATTTAGCTTTGGAAGCAAACAAAAGAGACAAGAGTCAGAGAGCAGGTCTAACAGGTTACATCCCATCAATGGAAGAATCGGACCAATATCTAGGTTCTTCTCCGAAATCTCCAAAACTCCTAGTAGCACTGGGATCTCCATCAGAGAAAATGAAAAAGGAATCCTTGATGAGACGTGGCTTGAGCCGATAGACGAGACTTCTCCAAAGATGCGTATGGCTGGCCCAGAAGCAGAAAAAAAAGAAGTAACTTATTTAAATGATAATCTTGCAATATTTGCAAAAAAAAATTCGACTAATGTTTTATCATATGAAGAGATTACACAATTAATTGATAAACATATGGATGAGAATGATACACATTTCCATCATTTTGATAATGTAGATCGTCCAATGCATTATGCAGCTGGAACTATTGAATGCATTGATGCAATTGAAGCTCAGTTAAGTGCAGAAGAATTTCGTGGTTATTTAAAAGGAAATATTATTAAATATCTATGGAGAGAAAAACATAAAGGAGGTATTGAATCTCTTAAAAAAGCTAAATGGTATTTAAATAAATTATTAGGTTAAACAGATTCAAGAGGATCTTCTTCATCCCAATCATCCACATGATTACAACTGTCGGCAAGTTGTTGTAATTCAATATCAGTAGGAATATCAAAATCTAAAGTTATATTTTCTTCTGCAATTAATGCTTTAACAGCATGCCATTCCATTAGCCTTTGATAATACAAATTAACCAGTGCTGCATATAACTGTTCCCATGTCATTTCTTGTGCGCCAAGTTCAGCTTTTCTCATAGAGAACTGATGCTCTAGCGGGAGCGCAAATTCTCTTGCTTTTGCTTGATGTCTCATTTTGTCTTCCACTGATTTCTATATTCTAATTCACAACTTCACAGAGCTGCATAAAAATCATAATCAGAATGTGCTTCTAAACTATTAATTTTTACGTCATATCCATTGGCAAAGTCGCTAAGAATATATGGATTAATGCTATCTTCTAATTTTTTAATTGCTCTAACTTGCCCTGGACTTCCATCAAATGTTCTAAAAGCATTTAAAAGAATTTGGCTACTTTTCCAGTCATTTGTATGGATCTCAGTCAAAAATAATTTTATCTCTTCTTTCCTACGATCTAATAAACCTCCTATGATTTGATAATCTTCATCAAAAATCCAACGACCTAATTCTTCACAAACTCCAGCAAAATTTTCATTTTCAATACAGTCAATAATTTGACTATATAGAAAAGATTCCCATCCAACTGAATGGATAAAAGAAATTAAAGCTTGTCGCATATAGCTATCAATATTTAAACTTTCCTTAGAAAGTTCTTTATTAATTACATGAATCTCATTAAATAAATATTCTAAAGCTTTTTCTTCAGTACATCTTTGTCCTACTTTTACAGGTGCTCCATCTGGGTAGAATTGTGTTCCATACCCAATAGTATATGGAGCAACTCCAGAGTTTGGATCAGGATAAGCTCTTTCACTAAATCCCTCATATTTCCGAATTAAATTAACAGTTAATGAGAAATCTGCCATGAAAAATAACATTTAATGTCTTTAATATACACAATTATTTTTAAAATTTCCCTATAATCCTTTAAACCAACCTGTATATTCTCCTAAAACTTGATCTTCTTTCTTTCTAGGTTTGTAGCTCCAATTTGTATCTGATTTCTTTAAGTCATAAGTAAAGTAGTTTTCTTTTTCATCTTTATCTCTATCGTCATCATCATCTGAAGCAGTGGGATCTTCATCTAAGAATTGAGTAATGGTACCAAGAGAAGCAAAAGGATCATCAAGATCTAATCCAAAAGTTTTTAATGGATCGTTTTCTCCACCTTTTTGTAATAGCTTTTGTTCTCCTCGATCTAAGTCTGGGAAAAAATCATTATAAAATTCATCTTCCGTTCCTTGAAAGCCAGCATTTTGAAATGTTTTGTATAATTCAGTATCAGGTGTAGGCTTCTCATCTTTGTAATCTTCTTCTCTTTCTATATAAGAAACACCTAAAATTTTCTGAGTTGGTTTTTTTCTTTTTTCATTTAAAAATTTAATTTGTTCTCTAATTTTTTGAGCTGAACCAGTCCTTAAAGTTTCAAGAATAAAATCTTTTAATTCATCAAAGCTTCCTTGGAAATTTTCTAAACCATATTGTTTTAGAACAGCATCCCATTCAGATTTATCAGTCGGATCTAATCCTTCTAAAACGTCATCAGCAAATTCTTCTGGGGTAATAAACTTACCAAATACAGATCCTTGAGTTAAGGCTTCATCATTTAATTCTGGAAGAATATTTTCATAAATATAATTTTTTACTTTAGTAGGATTAACAATATCATCTGCTGCATCAAAAGGTTTTATATTTCCTTCTGCATCTCGATAACTTTGACCTTTAACAGCATAATGAACTTTAGCAAAAGCTCGTTTTCTATCTGCTTCTGAAAGAGTAGTATCGTCAAAAGGAATAGCACCAAAACGATAAGCTTGTTGCGCCCAATAAGGATCTTTTTCAATTACAGTACCATCTGCTCTGATCCCTGTAGCTTTTTCCCAATCTTCTTGTACTATTCGTTTTTGATTTGCATAATCTTCTGTTAAAGCTACATTACTTCCTTCATAACTAGCTGGGTCCCAATAATAATCAGCATCAAATTTTCTATCTAATTCTCCACGTAATTGTGTCATATAAGTATTAGCATTCTCTGTTGCTACAGATTTAATAGCATTTAATAAACTTTGAGTTTGAAAAGGGTTTTGTTCTTCTTGTCTAACATCTAAATATTCAGTAAATTCATCCATAGATTTTGATTGATTAAAACGATCATCTAAATAGTCATCAATAAATTTAGTTGCAAACTCTTTATCAATTTGAATTTCTTGCTCTACATCATCGACTGTATATCCAAGTTTCATTGCATCATCATATTTAGTTTTTAATTTCTCGTCATACCATTTTTGCCAATTATATGTTGCGTTATTTCTATTTACACCAGTTACACCTTCTAAAGATTTCTCAAGATCTTCTTCTGCTTTACCTCCTCCAAGCCAAGATACAATACCTCCTACTCCACTATCTCCAAGTATTGAATTAGTAAGCGAACTATTAACATCCATAATTTCTCCAAAACCACTAAAACCAGAAACAGTACTTAAAAATTCTTCTCTTCCTTTTGCTTTTTTCATTTCTTCAATCGTATCTTTTAAAACATTTTGAGTTAATGCACCAAACTTTTTAGTATCTACAATTCCTTTTTCTCCTGCAGCTTCATTTAAAGCATCTTCTAATTCAGTAATTCCATAACCTGTATTTGCTTGATAATTAAATGCAATTTCTTTATGTCCTGGATCATCTGACAATCTAAATAAAGCAGCAAAATCATCTTTGTTATAAACATCCAAATAATGTTCTTTCGCTAAGTCACTCCAATATGGATCTCCTCCTTTAGCAGCAGTCCATAATTCAGCTATTTCAGGTACTCCTAGCAATCTATCAGTTTGATTTTCAGTATCAATATTTAAATGTAAGCTTCTAATAGCTGCTTCATCATCATTAGTTAAAGCAAATTCTGTATATTGTTTTTCAGCCTCATTAACTTCTGCTCTATTACCTCTTTTTCTTTGACCTTTTCCAATATTTGCATAATGTTGTTTATAGTAAATATTCTCATTATTTTTATAACGATCAACAATATCAACATCATCATCTGCAACTGCATTTGTCCAAGCGTCTTTTACAGTAGTATTTTGATTAGCATAATAAACAGGATCAAATTCTCCATAAGGAGGTTTACCTTTTGTTTCTAATATTGAATCATCATAAACTTCTAACTTTTTATCTTTATACCAATCTTTAAAAGCTTTTTCTATATTATTTTTAGCATCGTTATCAACTTGATTATCAGTATTATGTGTTCTTAACAAGCCACGTCTAACAACATATTCACCTTTAGGAGTATGGCTTGCAACTGAAACTGTATTTCTATATCCTGCATTTCTTTTTTTATTTCTATTATTTAATGTTGTATTTGCTGTGTTTAATTCTCTAGCTTCTCTATTTAATCTTTTATTTAATGCATCTTTAGCTGTATCAGGTACATCTCTTTCTCTCCACCAACAATCTTCAACTCCTGCTCTTTTTTCACAATATCGGTATCTTTGTCGTTTTGTATTTCCTGTTTCTTGACGACTAGTATCATGATCTGTTTTAAAGTCTTCTTTATGAGCAGTAAACTGTATTAAACCTGCTGATTTATTATATCTAATTCCAGCAGTCATGTACCAAAGGAAAAACGATTACTATATCTAGTATATTCCAGTAGATCACAAAGATCTTTTTCACACCA